AAAAAAGTTAAAATACAATCAAAAGCAAAAACAAAAAGAAGAAAATTGTATGACTTCTAAAACACCTGCATGGCAAAGAAAAGAAGGTAAATCTAAATCTGGTGGTTTAAACAAAAAAGGTGTAGCATCATATAGAAAAGCTAATCCTGGAAGTAAACTTAAAACTGCTGTAACTACAAAACCAAGTAAATTAAAAAAAGGATCTAAAGCATCTAAAAGACGTAAATCATTTTGTGCAAGAATGAAAGGTATGAAAAGAAAACTTACATCTGCTAAAACTGCAAACGATCCTAACTCAAGAATAAATAAATCATTAAGGAAATGGAACTGTTAAATGGATGAATTTAAATTAAAAGCCATTATCTCATCAGAGATAGAAAATGCTAATGGTTATTTAGGTGGTGAACTAACCACGCAAAGAAACAAATCATTAGAATACTATTTTGGTGAACCATTTGGAAATGAACAAGAAGGTAGATCACAAGTTATATCTACTGATGTATCAGATACTATTGAAAGTATACTACCACAAGTAATGAGAACATTTACTGCATCTCCAAAAGCAGTACAATGTGTAGCTAATAAAGCAGGTGATGAACCTATAGCTAAACAAGCTACCGATTATTTAAATCATGTATTCTATAAAGATAATGATGGTTTCACTGCGCTGTATACATTCTTTAAAGATGCATTGTTGCAAAAAAATGGTGTAATGAAAGTCTATTGGGATGATTCAATGGATGTTGAAAAATCTACTTATATAGGATTAACAGATGATGAGTTTGCTATGTTATTAGCAGATTCAGAAATAAAAGTATTAGAACATACCGAGTACGAAAAAGATAATGCAGCTGCACTAGCAGAAGCTAATCAGTATCTAGGAGATAGATTAATACCAAATGAAGTATCTATTCCAGAAAAAACACATGATGTAGTAGTAAACAGAATTAAAAAAAGAGGTAAAGTATCTATTGAAAATGTACCGCCAGAAGAATTTTTAATAGCAAGGAACGCTAAGTCAATTAAAGATGCTGCCTTTACAGCACATAGAACTTATAAATCTAGATCTGATTTAGTAGAAATGGGATTTGATCCTGAAGTTATTTCTGACTTACCTGCTAACCAGAATGTAAATTATTCAGAAGAACATCTTACTCGTTCATTAGGAGAAGATGATCAGTTTCAACCAACAACAGATAAAGCAAATGAAGAAATACTAATATACGAATGCTATATCAAATTGGATGAAGATAAAGATGGTATTGCCGAATTACGAAAAGTAACTGTAGCAGGTGATAGCTCATATGAAATCTTAGACAATGTGCCTTATGACAGATGTCCTTTCGTAAGTATCACACCTATTCTAGTGCCACATAGATTTTACGGAAGATCTGTATCGGAACTTGTTGAAGATGTACAATTAGTAAAAAGTACAATTATGAGACAGTTGTTAGATAACATGTATCTAACTAACAATAATCGAGTTGCAGTTATGGATGGTCAAGTTAATCTTGATGATCTATTAACAAATAGACCTGGAGGAATAGTAAGAACTAAACAACCTCCTGCATCAGTAATAACACCTATGGCTAGTCAACCACTTAACCAAGCTGCTATGCCATTATTAGAATACTTGGATACAGTAAGAGAACAAAGAACTGGAGTAACAAGATACTCACAGGGAATGGATGCTGACTCATTAAATAAAACAGCAAGTGGTTTGAATCAGATTCTGACACAAGCACAGTTGCGTGTTGAATTAATTTGCAGAGTATTCGCTGAAACAGGTGTTAAAGAACTATTTAATAAAATATTAGAAATTGTTACTAAATACGAAACTAAAGAAAAGATTATTCGTGTAAATGAACAGTACGTTACTATGATGCCGATGGAATGGACCAACAAATGTAATGTTGAAATACAAGTAGGACTTGGAACTGGTAGTAAAGAACAAGAGCTGCAGTTGTTAAATGTTATCTTAGAAAGACAACTACAAGCAATTAACTTACAAAAATCTGCTGCTGGTCCTATGGTTAATTTAAGAAATGTACACAATACACTAACTAAATTAGTGGAAGCTGCTGGTCTTAGAAATGTTGAAACATACTTTACAGATCCAGTAGTAGGTGCATCACAAATGCCACCACCTCGACCACCACAACCTACAGAGTTTGAAAAAGTTACACTGGCTCAAGTACAAGGTGAGAATCAACGTAAGATCCTTGATACACAAATAAAAGAAAAAGAGTTAGAGTTAAAAACTCAAGAAATGATGCTAAACATGGAAGTACGCATCAAAGAGCTAGAAGCTAAATATCAAATGAATATAGATTCAAATGAAATAAAAAAAGAAATTGCAAATATGCCTAAACAAAGTAATATTGCAAATGTAGGAGATCTAGGACAAGAAACTGTAAAACAACAAAAACAATTCTTCGACCCAAATAATCAATGAGTGAAATAAAACTTAATCAAGAAATAAACAAAGGACAGATCTCAGAAACCATATTAGAAAATGAGGTATTTAAAGAGGCTGTATCTGCTATAAAAGCAGATTACATGAATCAATTAATATCTACTTCTTACAAAGATTCAGATAGCAGAACTGCTATATGGATAGCCTATCATCAGTTAGATAAGATCATTGGTCACCTAACAGAATTGATGAACACTGGCAAACTAGCCTCTAAACAACTAGAGGATATCAAAACCTTAAAATAGGAGGACATTTATGTCTGATGCTGAACAGCAGCCAACCACCCTTAATGTGGGCGGAGCTGCAGAAACTATCAGTGGCTTATTGAACCCTACAGCGGATAATCAAAATGCTACGACTACAACCGAACAGGTAGTAGAGGAAAATACAGAACAAATGGATATTAATCCAAGTGATGTTCCAAACAAAAACTTGTCTGAAGTTGAAGAAACCCAAGAAGATATTCCTCAAGAATCGGAGGATATTGTAACACAAGAAGTTCAGGAACCCATATACCCCGTTACTATTAACGGACAACAATATGAGGTCAACCAGGAAGAACTTATTAATGGATATCAACGACAAGCTGATTATTCTCGTAAAACTGAAGAACTATCTATTGAGCGAAAGCAACAAGAAGATACAATTCGGAGAGAACGAGAAACCCTTCAATCTCAATTAACTAACATAAGTCAATTAGAGCAATCTTTAAGAACTCAATTAGATACAGAAATGGCATCTATTGATTTTGATAAGATGTATGAAGAAGATCCTGCTGGAGCTGCTAGATTACAATATCAAATGCAGAAAAGACAAAGGGATCTTGAAACTACTAGACAACAATTACAATCTAGTCAGCAAGATGAATATCAAAAGTATATTCAAGAACAAGAGAAACAAATGTACTTGAAAATGCCTGAGATGAAAAATCCAGAAACAGCTGTAACTGCCAGAAATGATATGAAACGATATCTAACTGATACTGGTTACAATCAAGCTGAAATTGGAAATCTTACTGATCATAGGATGCTTTTAATTTTAAAAGATGCCATAGCTTATAAAAAGCTACAATCTTCTAAACCAGGCATATCTAAGAAAATATCAAATGCTCCTAAAGTTGTAAAAGCTGGTACTGCTCAATCTAAAGACGATAAGTTAAATTTAAGAAGGAATGAAGGTTTTAAACGCTTGAAGAAAAGTGGTCATCTAAAAGATGCTGCTGCTATCTTTAGGCAAAATCTTAAATAATCTTATCTTAAAAGGAGATAATTATGGCTCAACCAAGCAATACCTTTGACACATACGATACAAAGGGATTAAGAGAAGATCTTGCTGATGTAATTTACAATATTTCACCAGAAGATACTCCGATCCTTTCAGCCATTCCTCGTGCCAAAGCAACAAGTACAAAACATGAATGGCAAACTGACACATTAGCTGATGCAGCTGCAAATGCTGTGATTGAAGGTGATGATGCTACTACTGATGCAGTTTCTGCAACTGCAAGAGTACACAACTTCACTCAAATCATGGACAAAGTGATCCTATTAACAGGAACACAATTTGCTGTTGACGGTGCTGGTCGTGCTGATGAAATGGCTTACCAAATTGCTAAGAAATCAAAAGAACTTAAAAAAGACATGGAATTTGCTCTTATTAAAGAGAATCTTTCTGTTGTAGGTTCTGCTTCTGCTGCAAGAGAGTTAGGCTCATTATCAACATGGTTAACACAAGGTGATGCTGCTGGTTCACTATCTGCAGGATTTAATGCTGCAACTGGTTTGACTAGAGCAACAACTGGTGGAACACACCGTGCATTAACAGAATCAATTCTTAAATCAGTTGTAAAAACTGTATATGAGAATGGTGGAGATGCTGATATGTTGGTAGTACCACCTTCTGTTAAACAGACTGTGTCTACTTTCAATGCTAACACAACTCGTTTTGGTCCAGCTGGAGAAAGAGTCGAATATGCTGCTATAGATGTTTATAGCTCAGATTTCGGTGATATCCAAGTTGTACCTAACAGAGTTATGGCTCTTACTAATGAGAATTTTGCGTTCTTATTACAAGCTGACATGTTAGCTGCTGCATATCTACGTGATTTCAGTATCAATGACCTTGCTAAAACTGGCGACTCTGAAAGAGTTCAACTACTTGTTGAATGGACTTTAGAAGTTAGAAATGACAAAGCTCATGGTATTATTGCGGATATTAATCAGTAATAACTAGTATTGTGGGGGAGTTTCGGCTCCCCTACTTTATAATCATTCTAAGGAAAAAAATATTATGTATTTATTATACGACACAGTACAAAAAGTAGATTACACAAGCACAGCTGCAAGTAGTAGTGCATTAGGTGGTCAAACTAGATTTGTACGTTTATATGCTACTACAGATTGCCATGTTAACTTTAATGGCACTGCAACTACATCAGTGACACCAATAGCTGCTAAAGATTATGAAATAGTAAAATGCCATCCAGGCGGAACTATATCTGTAATTAGAAATGCATCTAATGGCAGTTTATTTATAACAGAACTTACGGAGTAATTATGACAACTAAACATTACAATCCTAACTATAAAGTAGGAACTACACAAGCTCTTGGAATAACTGGTTCATCAGCTGCTACAGCAAATGGAGCTAGTGATGGAATTTATGATGTTCGTATTGTTGTGACTGTAGATTCTTATGTGGAGTTTGGTACTACTCCTACTGCAACAACTAATAGTTTAATTATACCTGCTTATACTCCAGAACATTTTAAAGTTGAGCCAGGTACAAAAATAGCATTCTTGATAGTAGGTTCTACTACAGGACAAGCTAGAGTTACAGAACTTACACAATAATGACTACTTGGGTAAGACGACATTCTATTAGAGGACAGGATAGATACAGAGATAGAAGAACGGATATAGATTTAGAGTATATAGACAATGAAGATGGTACATCATTGTTACAGGAAGATGGACATAACCTTATGTTTGAACAAGCTATTGGTCCTGTACATAGCGGAGAAGCTATTAATAATTAATTTAAGGATTTAAAATGACAGATAAGAAAATTAGCCAATTACCAGAAATTACAACACCAGCTACTAGTGATATAATACCTGTAGTAGACGTAACAGCTAATACAACTAAAAAAATAACTGCAGCTAATTTAAGCACATTTATTAATAATAATTTTCCTGCTGAAACCATTAGAGATACTATTGGTGCTATGCTTACTGGTAATACTGAAACAGATATTACAGTAACACATGATGATCCTAATGATAAAATAAATTTTGTTGTAAGTGTATCTGCTAGTAATTTACCTTCATCAATAGATGCTACTAAGATAGCTGATGGCAGTGTATCAGATGCTGAATTTCAAAGATTAGATGGAGTAACTTCTGCTATTCAAACACAATTAAATAATAAATTAGATAAATCTGGCGGCACCATGACAGGTGTTATTGCTATGGGTAGTAATGCTATTACAACATCTTCTACTGTAGATGGTAGAGATGTAAGCGCAGATGGAACAAAATTAGACAGTATTGAAAGTTCTGCAACAGCAGATCAAACGAATGCTGAGATTAGAACAGCTGTTGAAGCTGCATCAGACAGTAATGTATTTACAGATGCAGATCATACAAAACTAAATAGTATTGAATCAAGTGCTACTGCTGACCAAACTAATGCAGAAATAAGAACTGCTGTAGAAGCAGCTTCTGATTCTAATGTGTTTACTGATGCTGACCACACTAAACTAAATGCTATTGAAGCAAGTGCAGATGTTACTGATACTGCAAATGTTACTAGTGCTGGTGCATTAATGGACAGTGAGTTAACTAATTTAGCTGCGGTTAAAGGAATTAACCAAGCATTAGCTACAACTAGCTCTCCAACTTTTGCAGGTATAACTGGTCCTTTAACTGGTAATGCAAGTACAGCATCTACTTTAGCAACAGCTAGAACAATAAATTTAGGTGGTGAAGTAACAGGATCTGCTAGTTTTAATGGTGGATCTGATATTACAATAACAGGAACTATTGCTGCAAACTCTATTGGTGTAAATGAATTAGCTTTAGTTGATGGTACTGCTGACCAGTTTATTAAAACAGATGGATCAGGTACTATATCTTTTGCTAGTGTTACTGGAGCTACTACTATTAATAATGCTGCAGTTAACAGATTAGTATCTATTGCAAGTGTTACTTCAGATTTTGATGGAGAACCAAACTTAACATTTGATGGATCTACATTAGCATTAACAGGTAATATGACTGCTACAGGTACTGTTGATGGCGTTGATATTTCTGCAAGAGATTCGGTACTAACATCTACTACAACGACAGCTAATGCAGCTCTACCTAAAGCAGGAGGAGCAATGACAGGTGCTATTACTTCTACTGGTGATTTTACAGTTGATGTAGCTGGAGATATAATTCTTGATTCAGATAGTGGTGCATGGAGATTTAAAGATAATGGTGGTTCTATAATAGAATTATCTGTAGGTGCAGGAAATAGCCCGACTTTTTATAGTGCAAATTCAGATGCAGATATAGTATTTAAAGGCAACGATGGTGGTAGTGCAATAACAGCCCTTACCCTTGATATGTCTAATGATGGTAAAGCTACATTTAACTCAAGTGTAGATGTAGGAAATCATTTATATATAGCAGATAGCAGAAAAATTATTGTTGGTGATGGTGAAGATTTAGTTATTAAACATGACGGTTCTAATTCAAAAATAGAAACTGCTACTGGTTCTACTGGAGATTTATATATAGCATCACAACGATCAGGTAGTGATTTATATTTAAGAGCAGAAAACGATATACTAATACAACCGCAAGGTGGTGAAAATGGAATCGTTGTTCAAGGAGATGGTGGAGTTGTTATATATAATGATAACGTAGCACGACTTGAAACGGATGCTAGTGGTGCCAACGTATCAGGCTTATTAGACGTAAGTTCAAAAGTAGTTGTAGCAGGTGGAACTGACGCTACTTCTAGTGACGGAGCTATTCGTACTGCGGGTGGTATATCAGCAGCTAAAAAAATGTATGTTGGTACTGACCTTACTGTAGCTAATGATGTAACTGTTGGTGGAACATTAAATGCTTCAAGCACTCAAATTATAACAAGTAATACTCCTATAATTAGTTTTATTGAAAGTGATCAAAGTAACAAACAATATCAAATAGGTTCATTTGGTGCTGCATTTGCTGTTTACGATGCATCTGCTAGTGCATTTAGATATGTTATAGACACTAATGGTAATCATGCATTAAATGGGGGTACTACAGTTACAGGAAACATAGCTGTTACAGGCACAGTAGACGGAGTTGATATTGCAGCCAGAGATGCAGTCTTAACATCTACAACTTCTACTGCAACAAGTGCAAATACCACTGCTAACGCAGCTTTACCTAAAGCTGGTGGTACTATGACAGGGGATCTAACATTAAATGGTGCTGATATTGTTAAATCTGGTTCTGCTGATCTAACTCTTGATTCAGGTGGTAGAATTAATTTAAGTGCTGATGATAATGGAGAAATAGTATTATATGACGGTTCGTCTGCTTACGGACAATTAAAAGATGATAGTGATAATCTTATTATACAATCTCTTATTCAAGATAAAGACATTCAAATTAGAGGTAACGATGGTGGTACTGTAAAAACTTTTCTTACTTTTGATTCAAGTGATAATGGTAATGCAACTTTTAACTCAGGTGACGTTACTGTTACAGGAAGTTTACAAGTTAATAATGCTATTGTAGCTTCAGGCAATATCACAGCTTTCTCAGATGAAAGATTAAAGTCGGACATAAAAACAATCGACAATGCTTTAGACAAAGTATCTCAAATGCGAGGTGTTACATTTACTAAAGACGATAAATTATCAAGTGGTGTAATTGCACAAGAAATGGAAAAAGTTGCTCCTGAACTTGTTGTAGATGGAGAATACAAATCAGTAGCTTATGGCAATACAATAGGTTATCTTATTGAAGCAATTAAAGAACTTAAAATTGAATTAGATAAACATAAAGTTGGTCATTGTGATAAAGATCTTGAATACAATGGCGTAAAAATTGACGAGGCAGAATGACATTACAAACATCAGGCGCAATCTCCCTTTCACAAATTCAATCTGAACACGGTGGCTCAAATCCTATAGGATTAAATGAATATTATCGTGGTGGTACTAATGTTCAAGATCACAATAATACAGATGGTACAAATAATACAACTGCAATACCTACTAGTGGTACAATTTCTTTAAATCAGTTTTATGGTTCAGCTGATGCTGCAACAGTTACTACAGATGCTGTTGGTGTGTTTACTTTTGCTACTGAAACAGGAAAAATAACATCTCATACAGGATTTGCGTTAGGAGCATCTGGAGCTTGGAATGCACAAGATGGCTCATCAGCTAATATGGGTTCAGCTAGTGATGACTCATATACAACTTCAGGTGGTGATAGTATTACTTTAAGAGGTATTTTTGCAACTGCTGCTATTACGCCAGGTCGTATAATATTTGCAGGTGATCAAACAGCTTCAGATAAGTTAGGAACTAATTTTACTGTTACACTTTCTGGTGCAAATAGTCTTAGTTTTACTGCTCAGAATTTTGTTTATAATTCAACTTATAATGAAACATACGCAGCTACACAACAAGCAAGTTGGAACACAGGAGTAACAACTGTAACTTTTAGTGGAGGTAATTTTTAATGCCTGAGAAAAAAAAAGAGCAAAAAAAAATTGATGAAACTAATAAAGCAATTAAAACGTTTGAAGTAAATAAACTTAAAACTCCTAAAGAACCACAAAAAATATGACACTAACAGTAAATATAAATAAATGGCAGACAAGATTTGTTTCTAATGAACTGCAATATAGCATTGGGATTGCTAAAATAGGAAATGAAATCAGTCGAACAGAATTTAATGAACAACCTCATTTTGATAAACTTACATATCATCCTGATAATGATAAGCTTGTTAAAAGAGTAAATAACTATTTTATTTTAAAAGGTACTATTAAAAATACCTGGACATTTGATGAAGAAGATCAAATTAGTGATGAAGATATTGAATTTGCAAAAGATATTGTTAAACATGATCCTGAACATAGTGAAGCTGTAATTACTAATACTGATAATTCTATAACATTTACTTATAAAGAAAGTTATTTACAAAAGACTTGGCTAGGTAAATCTTTTCCATACGAACTAGCGTGTAATGGAAGTAAATTAGAGTTTCTAGAAGATGATACTGTCTTTGTTTGTTTTATTTATGATGATAATGACTGGACTGAAAAAGTTATTAGTCTATCTCCAAAAACTGAAGAATATCTAGAAGATCAAATGACTGTAGCAACTAAACAGGGTTCTAAATGTTATTTATTTTTTGGTGAACAGGTTAGAATTAATGTTGATGGTAATGAAAGTGTTGTAGGACAATATGAAATAGTTGAAATGATAAGTGAAACTGCAACAATTCAAAATGATACTAATAATGATTGTAAAATAATAATGATTTATAAATAAGGACAACAGATGCTGTGGACACGATTAAAATTTATCTGGTTATATGCAACTCATTTACAAACTGATGCTGATCCACCAATAGAACTAATATTTAAATTTATTGATACATTAGACAAAAAAGACACCAAACAACATATTAAAAGATTTGGTGAAATGCCTGTATCAAAAATTATTTATAATGAAAAATTACCTGTAAGATTACAAGTCAAAGAAAATGATTATCCTGAAGGCAGCTTTGGAGCTGAATTTAAACAATGGTTAGGTAATGATGAATATATTGTAGATTTATTTACTGTAAGTTTAGTACCGTTTAGAGCAACAAGAAAAAAGAATACTAATTTTAATAAGTATGCAGAAGCAACTATGCTACAGCATGATCTTATACATTTCTTTAATGGCTATGATACTTCTCCTATTGGTGAGGTATGTGTGCTGTCTTTTAATTTAGCTCAAGAATGGCGTAAAAGTTATGCAACTATACTATATGCAAGTTTCTTTATGGCTCTAAGAAATACTTTTTTGCCTAGCAAGTATCCTAAAGGCACACCCTTATTTAGAATAATTAAAGCTTCTCCTGTTTATGTTTATCTTAAACTTGCTTACGAAAGTTATAAAAGAGGAAAACAATCTAAATGGTTTTTAGAAATTGATTGGACTTCTAAGTTACATAAACCTCTTGAAGAAGTTAAAAAAGAATTAAATTTACAAAACAAACCTCCATATTGGCACGAGGTACAACCTGTATGGTCTATACTTTATAAACATTACAGAAAAGTAAGTAAAAAAGCATTACAGAAAAAAGAAGATGATTTGAAACATAAAGCATGGAGTAAAAGATGGAGTTCTATATTTAGAAAAATGCCATGATAACAGGACCATTACAATTAACAGGTAATAAGTTTAAATATTCTTGTCGTCAGGATAAAGCTGTTGCAACAAAAGACGATTACATAGAAGAACTAGAAATGCGTTGGGAAGAAACTGCTGATATATGGCATTTAACTAATGATCTTATTTATGGTGGGAAAGGTTACATTGTACAAATTACTAGTTTAAAAAACCAACTTAGAGAAGCAAAATTAGAAATTAAAATAATGAAAAAACATATTGATAAGTACGCAGTCAATAAACAAAAGGAACTAGACAATGCCAAATGATGATAAAATTCATATAGATCGAAATGATCACAAACTAATTATTGAAAAAAAACAAGATGTAGCTCCAGTCTTAGAGCAAAACAAATTGTTTAGAAATCATATACCTGAAGCACAAAAAGGTGATTTGCAAAGAATTGCACAGATACCATTAATTGCATTACAGATTAAAACTAAAGAATTATTTGGGCATTCTAATTGGCACAGGTTAGACAAAGATACACAAAAAACTATTATTAGAAGAATGGTTAATAGTAGTGAATATGCACATTTTAGAACAGGAAACAAAGGATTATAATGGCACTTAATACTTATTCAGGATTACAAGCATCTGTTGCAAACTTTTTAGCTAGAACAGATTTAGGTACAGAAATTATAGATTTTATTGCTTTGACAGAAGCAGAATTTAATAGAGAGCTGCGTATACGCCCTATGGAAACTACTATAAGTTTTACTATAGATGCAGAAACAGAAACATTGCCTACTGGTTTTTTAGGTGTAAGAAGTTTCTTTCTAAATAGTAGTGGTAAACAAGTACTAACTTTTATTACACCCTATCAACAACATCAAACACAAGGATCTAGCACAACTGGATTACCTAAAGCTTACAGTATTGAAGGTTCTAATTTTAGATTTAGCCCTATACCATCAGGTACAAGCACAGCAACATTAACGTATTATAAAGCTTTTGATGCACTATCAAACACAAATACATCAAACTATATATTATTAAACCATCCTAATGTTTATTTGTATGGAGCATTGTATCATGCTTCTAATTTTATTAGAGGTATAGATCCAAATATTGTAGCACAATGGAAAGAACAATTTGTTAACAGTATTAATTTAATTAATGCACATGATGAAAAAGAATCTTATAATGCTACACCATTGGTACAAAGAACAGATATTAACCATAATAATTTAGATAACGTAAACTAATGCAAGTACCTTTTGCAGAATGGCTACCAGACCTACCAGATCATTTAAACCCTGGTGCAACTGTTGCACTAAATGTTTATCCTGCAGTAAATAGTTATCGACCTTGGAAAGCTATACAAGCACAGCCAAATATATCAGCTTTAGCTACAAGGGTACATGGAGCTGCTGCATTTAAAGATGATGGTGGTACATCTTACATATTTGCTGGTAAAGCTGATAAACTATATAGATTAAGTTCTAACACATTTAATGATATTAGCGGTAGTCAAACTTTTGGTACTACAGTACATCATTATTGGGATTTTGTTAAATTTGGCGAAGATATAATTGCTTTTAATGGCAATGAAACACCACAAAAATTTACTATGGGTACATCTGCTAATTTTGCTGCATTAACCAATGCTCCTGCATTTAGACATGCAGCAGTTGTAAACAATTTTGTAGTAACTGGATATCAAGGAACATTTCAAAATAGAGTACAATGGTCTGCAGTAAATGATGCAACAACATGGACAGCAGGATTAAATTTAGCTGATTTAGAAGATTTACCTGAAGGTGGTGTAGTTACAGGTATTACTGGTGGACAGTATGGATTAATATTTCAAGAAAATCGAATTACACGAATGGACTATCGTGGCGGTGCTATTGTTTTTTCTTTTAGAAGAATAGAAGATAACAGAGGCGCAATACAAGGTAAGTCTATTATTAAAGTAGGTAATTTAGTGTATTTTTATTCTGCTGATGGTTTTTATGTTACTGATGGTAATGGATCAAAACCTATTGGTAATGGTAAAGTAGATAGATTTTTTGCAGGTGATATCAAAGATGATCTTGCTGAAAGAATAAGAGCTACACATGATCCAGACAATAAATTAATTATATGGTCTTATCCATCTGTTAATTTAAACATTAATGCTACTTCTAATGATAAAATGATTATATATCATTATGAAAGCAACAGGTGGTCATTAGTAGAACTAAATCATGAAATTATATTTAACGCTTTATCTCAAGGATCTACATTGGAACAATTAGACAGTCTTGCTGGTACTGATATAGATGCAATGACAACATCATTTGACGATGCAGGATATAGTGGTGGTTTACCATCATTAAAAGTATTTGATGCTACGCATTTTTTAGGAGATTTTAGTGGATCAAATTTAGAAGCAACCCTACAAACAGGGGAATCTGAAATAGCTCCTAATATGAGAGCTTTGGTTACAGGATGCAGACCAATAGTAGATACAGATGCTGCAAAAGGATTTCTATTATTTAGAGATAAAGTAGCTAGTTCATCATCAACTGATGGACCATTTACAATGCATACAACTGGCACAATACCTTTTCACAGGTCAGCCAGATATTTTAAAATTCAACTTAATATACCAAGTGCAACAACATGGTCTGATGCACAAGGTTTAGATATAGAAGCAATACAGGAAGGCTATAGATAATGTTATTACAACCAGGACAAGGTATGGGTTTATTGGGTGCATATAATACACCATATACATCAATTAACCCTCAAATGAACCATTATAATTCACTATTAGGTAGAATAGGTGGTTTATCATTTAATCAACCTTCTGGTTCAATGGGTCCAGTGGCTAATTATTTTGATGGTAATACTCTGATGTCAGGATCTACAGGACAACCTGTATACAACTTACCTGGAGCTAGTTACGGTACTGCACAATCGTACATAGATGAATATGGAAGAATGCCTATAAGTTCTAATGAAATTCAAAGTCCGTATATTTATTATAGACCACAAACAGATCTTGATGCTTTACAAGAAGCTCTTAAAAAACAAGAGGAAGAAAAAGTTACAGAAGCTGTTGCTAATACAGTAATTGGAAATCAAGACGGAGGTCAAGGTGGAGGTGGCGATAAAGGATACAATAGTACTGAAAGTAATAGTGGTGTCAGCAGTAACTTTGGCAATGATTTTGGTGGTATGGATACACATAGTGGTTTAGCTTAATGTCAGAACAAAATAATATAGATTACATATATCAAGATACAAATGAAGCTAACTTTCAATTAGTATCTGAAGATATTGTAAACACTTTAGTTAATATACAAAATCAACAAAACGCAGAAGTAACAGCATGGTTTCTTGCATAATCTGTAATCACAAATGTCATTGTGAAAACAAATGTACAGAATGTGAATGTGATATTTGCGAACATGAAAATGCATTAGATAAATTTTGGAGAGAATTGTAAATGGCACATGCTTATAAAAACAAAAAAATAGATTTTACTACAACAGCTGCTATTGATGTAATATCTCCTGCCGCTAAAACGACTGCAATAATTAAATCTATGCTATTATCAGATGATGGTGGAGGTAGTACGTTTAGTTTAGTTATTGTTACTGGTGCATCTACATTTAATATTTCTAATGCTGGTAGTATTGCAGCTAATGGATCAAGTGAATTATTAACACATCCATTGGTAATAGAGCATGGAGATACATTAAAACTAACAGCTAATACAGCAAATAAACTACACTTAGTTATGAGTTATTTAGAAGTATCATGATTGATGCGGTTTTTATACCAGGTGAAAACGTAGAAGAAGCATGGAATCTAGTTGATGAACATGTATCAAATGCTTTATCTAGATCTGGTAATCATTATAATTCAGTAGATATTAAAAAAAACTGTGTTGATGGTTTAATGCAATTATGGATAGGTTGGGATCCATCTAAACCAAAAGATGATGCACATTATGCTACTTGTGTAACTGAAATAATTTTAAGACCTAACTCAAAAACATTTAGTATCTTTATTATGACTGGTCGCAATATGAAAGACTGGGTACATAATATGGATAAATTAGCAGAATATGCTAAGAGTCAAGATTGTACTCATTTTGAAGCAGTATCTCGACCTGGTTGGGAACGAGTACTAAAAAGATTTAATTTTAAAAAAACCCATGTATACCTAGAGAGGAAATTATAATATGTCTAGAGGTGGAAACGATACCAAAGAAACAACAACTACAGCGGAACCCTACGGTCCTTCGGAACCCTATTTACAGGATATTATGCAAGAGGCTGCAAACCTCTATGCATCAGGTACTGGTATGCAGTATTACCCTGGTTCTACTGTTGTTCCTATGTCAGGACAGACAGAAGCATCATTAGCAGGACAAGAAAATATTGGATATGGCATGATGGGGGGATCTCCCTTATATAGCCAATCTGCAGATATGTTATCTGGCTATGCAGGTGGACTTGCGCCATCTACATATGCTGGTGGGCAATCTTTATCGGATTATAGAGATGTACTTGCTGGTCAAACTATGGATAGTGTACAAGATCAATTTGCTGGTATGGGCAGAACTGGATCATCACCTCAAGCTCAAGCAGCAGTAGCTCAACAGTTTAGTAATGCTTATGTTCCTACAGCTTTACAATATAGAGAACAGGAGCTTGGTAGACAACAACAAGCTAACATGTTTGGACAAACCAATCAGATGAATGCTGCAAGTATGTTGCCTGGCATTCAACAAGCTATGGATCAAAGAGCTATGATGGGTACTAATTTATTAGGTAATGTAGGACAACAAAGAGAAGGCTATGCTGGTCAGTATCTACAAGAAGATTTACAAAGATATCAATTTGAACAAATGGCTCCATATCAAAGATTACAACAATATGCTGGAACTATTTTACCTATTGGTGGACAATTCCCAATGACAACTATGTCTCAACCTGTACCTAAATATAATGCAATGACAGGGGCTTTAGGTGGAGCTATGTCAGGTGCGCAAATGTTCCCTGGAAACCCTATGATGGGTGCATTGGGTGGTGCAGCACTAGGATTCTTTAGTGATCGTAGATTGAAAAAAGAATATAGAGTAGTTGGTAAATCACCATCAGGTATTAATATATATGAATTTAAATATATAGGTTCAGATGATACTTATCGTGGTGTAATGTCAGATGAAGTACCATATGCAACAACTAAAGATGCACGTGGATACGACATTGTTGACTATAATAAAATTGATGTAGACTTTAGGAGGATTGCATAATGGCACATGATGGAACTAATCACCCTTGGTATCAAGGATTTTCAAATATATTTGGTAGCATAAATCAAGGATTTCAAAATGCTATGCAATCTCCAACACAAAATGTAACTAGACCAGAATTTATACAAGACTGGATTAGACAACAAGGTACAATCTCAGAAAATGGTTTTTTTGATACTCAAGGTTTTATGAGTACAAATGATGCAGGTGAACAAATATTTGATCCTATAAAATTTAGAGATGCATATATGGATGGAGATAGAAATGCAGCTATGGCTATGGTATTAGGTGAAGAAGCTTATAAAGAAAGCAAACTTCAAGATAAAGGCAAAATGAATGAGTTAATGAATAATCCAGCATTTATGATGGGTTTAAATTTAATGGGTCAAGCTGGTCAAGGTAAAAGTATTCAAGAAGCTTTAGCTCCATCTATGACAGCTACTCAAGCTTTCATGACTAATCAAGAATTAAGAAAACAAAACAAAAGATTAAGCATGAATAAAGATGGTACTATTTCAGAAGCTTTAGATGCTGCTGTTGATCGAAAAAGTTCAATGAAGATTAATGCAGCAACTGCACAAATAACCGAAACTAAAGCTAAATACTTTGAGACAACAACAAAAGCTAACATTAAAAATTTAGATTTAAATAACAATTTACAAGAAGTAGCTTTAAATATAGCAAAAGCTACTGAAGGTGATCAAATACAACTTGTTAAAGGTAAAGTTGATCTAATGGCAAAAGAACTTACAGCAGCTGAATTAAATAATCAAAAAATGACTGAGTTTTTATCTGTCTATCCTGACATGTTACAAGCTGAACTTACAGGTGCATTATTAACTAATAAAAACACAGATGAAAGAACAAAAGGATTAATATTAGATCATCAAGCACAAAGAATACAAAATCAACAAGCTGAATTAGAACTTGAGATATCACAAGCAGATTATGGTGAGGTTGAAGCATATCGTAAATGGATTAAAAGTCAGAACTTCTCAGAGAAAAAAGAAGCTATACTTATTGCAAATGGTCCTAATGGATTTACTGCTATTGATAGTAAAGAAGATATTAATCAATATAGAGATGCTTATGAAAAATATGGTTCATCTATTGAAACTAGTATAGGTAAATATCTTACTACAAGCGGTGAAGGACTTGAACAAGAAAAAACACAGTTAAAAGAAACTATAATATCTACAGCTGTAAAACTTGCTGATGGTAAAGAACCTACACAACAAGACTTTAAAGAAGCAGAAGAACTTGTGTTTAGTAAATGGGGTATTAAGAAAAATAACTGGATTGCTAGATTCTTTAATGATGAAGAATATCGTATGACAATCTTCAGTGGAAAAAAAGAAGGAATGGCTATGGGTGGTCCAGTACAAGCAGGTAGAACTTACACAGTAGGTGAAGATGGACCAGAAACATTTGTACCTAAACAAGATGGTAATATTGTATCTAATCCTAGAACACCTGGAGGATTTACTTGGGAAGATGCTATAATAGATAGCAGTCCTATGTTAAAGAAAATTAAAGATCAAAGTGGTATTGCAGAAGCAAAGAAGGCTCTAAGAAAGTTTAGACCAGATCTTTATGTCTAGCGTATTAGGAAAGTACTCTGATACACAATATGTAGGTGAACCTGAAATAGATGTACCTGAAATAGGATTTAATATCAGAAATCCTTTAGAGCTATGGTTTGAAGAATCTTTACCTGCATCTCTATATCAGTACATGACTGGTAATACTAAACAAAAACAAGCTATTGAAGCTCGTAAATTGTTAAAAGAACTTGATCCTGATTCTAAAGAATACAAAGAACAATTTCGTATCTACAATAAGTACTCCTATACTATTCCTGAATCTGAAGGTGGTAATGGTGGTAACTTTGATGTTAAAGAATTGGCTAAATTTATGGTTAGTCATCCTGAAGTATTAGCATCAGAATTCCTAAACGCTGCTATTGCTGATCCTTATTTATTTTTAATACCTTGGGCAGGATGGGGTGCTATGGGATCTAAGGTATATAAAGCTACTAGTAAAACTATTAATTTATCTGAGAAAGCTGCAGCAAGAATTGGTAGATTTAATATTGGTGCTGTTACAGCAGGTGTCTATGGCGGAGCTTATCAATTAAGTGAAGATGAAGAATTAGGTTTAACAAGAAGTCTTACTGAAGTGGCTATTGGTGGTACTGCGAATATGGTACTAGGTGGCTTGTTAGCAGGAGCTGCATCTAAAACATCTAAAGCTTCTGGTGTGGATACTGAAGTTACTGCTAGGATAATAAAGGAAGCAGTAGACAATAATCCTGGCAATCCTATTCCTGAAATATCAACTAAGTTAAATAAAATACTTAAGGATATGGATGCCCCTGAATTACAAGTAAAAGAAGTTAACAAAATAGTTAATCAAAGATTGCGTGATGAACTACATTTTAGAAAAGATGGAGCTGTTGGTGGTAATTATAATTGGAAAGTAGCAGCTTCATTAGGTGGTATAGGTGCATTTAGTGGATTTATTACAGCTAAAGATGAAAAAATAGAAACTGCTTTAACTACAGGTTTAGTTGTAAGTGCTATACCATTAACTTTAACTGCTACTAGAAATGCGTTATTTAAAAAACAGCCTGTTGATCTTACACCAACACAAAAAAAAACTAGACAAGACGAATTAGTTTTTGATGAATTTTCACAAGCAGCTGATGGAGCTATTGAATCAATTAATTTGTCTGCACAAAGAGCATCAGCACAAATTAAAGAATCATTTTCTGATATTAAAAGAGAAGCTTTTATATTTGCCAGACAAAATCCAGAAAAAATGCAAGTTTATAAAGATACAAATCCAACAATAAAAAGTTTTAAATGGGATGGAGATCTTAACAAAGGTGGATGGGCTAGATATAATAAAAAGAATAATACTATATTTATAGATGAAGATACACTAATACAAAGATTTAACGATAAAGCCTGGACTATACCTAAAGTACAAGGTGTATTTCCATTACCTAAAAATCAATTTAAAACTATT